GCATGATCTGGTATTTAAGATTGCTGGTGAAGATGTGCTTCTGCTCATCCGATAAAGTTTGGTAATCACTACGGTCTTTTTGTAAGGAAACTTCTTCTGGTCTCCAGAAATAACCCAACTGTTGTTGGGTCAACTTATCAAATACTGGATATTTGTAACTATCGTATCTCTGGACTCCCAGAGGTTGCCCAAAAAACATGGGCTGCTTCTTTGTATTCACTTTGTTTTTATTAAATACTGTCATCCCTTCAACCTCAGACCTTGCAACTGTCACAATCTTCTTCCTCCGTGTTAAGTAGTTCGTCGATTAAATTGTCCACATTAGTCTTCACTTCTTCATCATCACCATCTTTTTTGATATCATATGTGTTTTGATAATAAGATGTCTTCCAACCATACTTGTAAGTATTGAGAAGATCTTTTGCCATCTCTGACACAGGCACTTCATTGTCAGGATAGTTTTCAGGGTTGTATGACCAGTTGCCACTGATTGCCTGGTCAAAAAACTTTTGCATTACGGCGGTAACTTTGATGTATCCGTCGTTGTTGTGCATGTCCCAGAGAAGGGTATATGCGTTCTTGAGCGTTGTGTAAGACGGGACAATCTGCTTAAGGGGTCCTTTCTTACTCTTTTTAATGGACAGGTATGCTCTAGGTGGCTCGATTCCATTGGTTGCATTTGACACAACGGAACTGCTCTCCGAAGGCATTTGTGCGGACAGAGTGCTGTGTCGCAATCCGTATTGAAGAATCCTAGATCTAAGAAACTCCCAATCACACTGAAGCTCATTCGGAACAATCTCATCTACATCGCTCTTATATGTATCGATCGGAAGAATTCCATCTGCGTATTTCGTTTTACCAAAATAACCGCAAGGACCCTTCTCCATTGCCATACGATTTGACGCTGTTAGGAGGGCATACTGGAACCGCTCAGTGAGTTTATGAACCAGATCATGTGCCTTAGCAGAATCATACTTGGCACCGTTCTTAGCAAGGTAATGTGCCAAACCAATATAACCGATACCCAGAGAACGACGATTGATAGTGCTCTGTTCTGCTGCCTTCACAGGATACTCTTGATAATCAATCAATGCATCTAGACCACGCACTGCCAAGTCACAGAGTTCATCCAGTTCATCCAGGTTCTTCAGTTTACCAACGTTGATAGCAGACAGAATACACAGAGCAATCTCACCTTGCCCATCAATATGCTGCAAAGGATCTGTAGGCAGAGTGATCTCCTGACACAGGTTAGACATGTTCACCTTATCCTTGAAGGACGAGTGTGAATTACAATGGTCAATGTTCATGATGTAAACACGACCAGTCTCTGCTCGCTCCTTCAGAAGGTCCAGAATGAGCTTTTGAGCATCGACAGTCTTTCTCGGAATAGACTGATCTGATTCATAGTCCACATAGCGAGCGTCAAATGAATCAGTCCCAAAAGCATCATACAAACCTGGCACGTCGTGAGGACTGAAGAGTGAGATGGTTCCGTTTTGGATGAAACGCTCATAGAAGAGTTTACTAATTTGAATACTATAGTCTAGTTTACGAACACGATTATCTTCGGTTCCTTTATTGTTCTTAAGAACTAAAATATCTTCTATTTCTTGGTGCCAAATGGGAAAATGGACTGTTGCGCTTCCACCTCTAATGCCATTTTGTGTGCAGCATCGGACAGTTGCCTCAAACTTTTTGAGAAATGGGATGACACCTGTGTGTTGAACTTCTCCCCCTCGGATTTTAGCGTTGATGCCACGGATTCTGCCTGCGTTGATACCGATTCCTGCGCGTTGAGCAACATACTGGCCAATAGCCATGTCACTGCTAAAGATGCTATCGAGGGTGTCATCAACATCAACAAGAACACAGCTAGCAAACTGTCGAAGGGGCGTTCGCACACCTGCCATGATTGGCGTTGGGATGTTGATCCGGTGCCGTGAGATTGCGTCGTAGTATCTCTTGACATATGACAGACGTGTCTCTTGTGGATAATTAGCGAACAAAGTTGCCGCAATCATCATGTACATCTGCTGAGGAGTCTCAAAGACTTTGCCGTTGCTACGGTCCTGCACCAGATACTTGTCAACTACTTGACGAAGACCAGCAAACGTGAACAAATAGTCACGACTGTGGTCAATATACGTGTCAAGAGTGGCGATTTCTTTGTCACTATACTTATCTAGGATGCCCTTATCGTAAACGCCGAGTTCGATACAATTAGAAATATGTTCACGCAGAGAGGGGATGTCCTCAAGCAGACCATACAGTTGCTTACGTACAGAGAACAGCAGCAGACGTGCAGCAACGAACTGGTAGTTAGGAACTTCCAGGGAGATCAGGTCAGAAGCAGACTTGATCAGGATTTCTTGGATCTCAGCAGTGCTGATACCATCGAAAAATTGAATACCAGACTGGATTTCAACTTGTGAAGCAGATACGCCAGCGAGTCCCTCGCATGCTTTATCTACCATCAAATGCATCTTGTCTAGGTCAAGAGGTTCAATAGAACCGTCGCGTTTGATTACCTTTGTACCGTTGGTCATACCCGCTTCCAAGTTTGAAGTTTCAAGTTTGCTTCTAATCCTTTATAAGTATTAGATTCTATCAGAGTTTGGACATCATGTCCAGCAAGATGCATGTCATTCAAGTCCTTTTCATGAATGGATGATGGGAAAATGACTACTGGGTAAGACTGTGCGATGGTCTTAGTAATTTTAGAGACGATCTCCCTGGACCTGGGCTCGTTGTCGTATACGAATACAAATTTATAATCGAGAGTGCCAAGGTCAGCATCGCTACCACACATAGCAATAGCATTCCCAAGGAAGGCGGAGTCGAAGGGTCCTTCGGTGACATAAACTGTCTCCTCTTTGTCAATTTTATCTAATCCAAAAATCTTTGGATGGTCCTCATCAAGCATCATGGTGAGATATTTAGGTTGTACATAGTTGTCCAACGCCCTCCCCTGAAACCCGATAAGTTTCTTCTTTTGGTCGTACATCGGGATGACAATACGACCATGGTCACGTGACGTATTGTCGTACGTGGGTTTGAATGTATTACAGAACCTCAGGAAGTTCTCGGCATAGTAATAATCCTTGGGATTTAGTGATCTTTTCTCCAAATACCTTGCAGCATCTGCATTTTCATTTGCACGAGGTAGGTCTAAGGTCTTCTTGAAAACTGGTTTTGTGCCTGTATAGACAGGGTCAGGGGTAACCGTTCCCTTGCCGGTGATGCCCTCCTTGTATCGCTCAAGGACGTACTGGTCATACAGTTGACGGTCCCTGTCCTTCAGGAAGTATGTAAAAGACCTTGACTCACCACAGTTATGGCACTTGAAGTTGAAGTCGGTCTTTACTTGGTAAAGATATCCTCGTGTTTTATTCTTATTCTTCTTGGAGTCCCCACAGTAAGGACACCGGAACGTGTATAGGTTGTCTTTTATTCTCTTGAACTTCTGCAGACGAGCGGACACCAACCCGATGTATTTGGCATCAATGTGGAGCACGCTACCGTGTCTTACTTCGGTACTACCATAGCATTGGTAGGTTGACTAGTCAATGACGTAAAGATTTTGTTACCAATCGGGGATACGGCGACACTTATGATAGTAAGAGCACCAGCGATGCTCCACATTTTCTTTTCAATTGACCGTAGACGGGTATCGATCATACGAATGTCCCGCTCACAACCCTCCT